ACTTCTTCCTATAAATCAGAGGTCTCTGACCACTGGTATGGGCGAAAGTTTGCTATGGAACGTACCTTATCTGGTTCCTTTCCTCTACCTCAAATAGTCGTCGACAATCCATTCGATTTGTATAATGTGGCCACAATGGGTGCATTGGCGAATCAGTTAAGAATAGGCGGTCGGCATACGTTAGATAACCTTCGTATTTAGGGATGACAATTATGTCTACACCTTCAACTCTGGCGATCCAAACGGACGCTTCAACAACTATTACCCTTCAACTCCGTAAGGAATCGAATGGTGACTATTCTTACCGTGATACTGCTGTTTCTCCTTCTGAGGCAGCTCAGGTTGACATTTCGATCACTGAAAATAACCGTTCTTTTATTGGTTATATCAATGTTCGTCTACCAGTTTATGAACTGGTAGAAGGTGTCGAAGTCTTTAAAGACTTTAACCGCTTTTCACAGCGTGTAAACATTGTGTTAGGCAGTAAACCGAGCGACTCTGATGCTCTCAACTACGCCTTGGCAAATTTCCTTATCGGAAATCCGAGCGTGGCTGATGCGCTAAAGGACCGTGTATTCCTATAAGTAAGGAAACACTTAAACAGCAACTTCCAATATGGGAGCGATTATTAGCATGGCTAAGAAATCACAATCAGGATCCACTGTTAAGAACTCAAGAAGAGTACTTAGCAGCATTATCGTGTCAAACCCACCTTCATATGTAGGTGCTAAAGAGCCTAAAGGCGGTTGGAATATAGTTAGCAATAATGACTTTTCGACATTTCCCCACCCCTATAGGGTTAAGGAGATGCTCGAGTCTGTCGATATGTCTAACACATCCGAAGCCGATAAGTTCAAGCATAATTACCTTTTATCAGAAATTCTTTCAAAGTATTCTGGTGAAGGCACTACTAGTGAAGAGGTAAGGCATGAACGTGCTATCCAAAAACTTATGGACCGCGAGCGCGTCAATAAACAACTAAATTCAGATGATCTGAGTTTAGATTGGCGCCTGCTTGAATCTGCCGTTGATGTAGTCGAATCGGTTTTATCCGACTTTGACTATGGCATTTTCGAGCATGCTGTGTTTACTGGAGGTAGTTCAACCTCCGGCACACGTCGTGAGAGCCATCCATTTAGGAAATGTGCACGTGGAACCTTAGATGTGACTCACCAAGCATATCCTTATGCTGTTGCGTGGTTACAACAACAAAATCTCTTCAGTTATGTCAACCGAACGGTTGAAGGAAAAGGGTATTCGCCCTTTAAACTGAGGATTGTGGACGGAGACGTCCTGAAGGTGGTTGAAAAGAATTCCGAGATTGGTCGAGTTATAGTGCAAGTACCCGATTTCAATATGTTATTCCAACGTTGCGTTGGCATACAATTGAGAAAGGATTTACTTAAGCACGGTATCGATCTTAAATCGCAGAAAAACAATCAGCACGGTGCTTACCTTAGCAGCGTATCTGGTCGTGGAGCTACGATTGATCTCAGCTCAGCCAGCGACTCAGTAACACGTATTCTTGTCGAGACACTCATGTCAGGTCCCAAGGGATCTGTATGGTTGTCGCACATGAATGCACTACGAAGTCCTGGTGTGAGGCTCCCTTGCGGCACATTTCACAAATGGGAAATGTATGCAGCTATGGGAAGCGGATTCACTTTCGAACTTGAAACTCTGATGTTTTATGCTATCTGTAAGGCAGTGTGTAATCGTTTGAAACACACGCCCTTAAGAACAGAATTGCTCTCAGATTTCAGGGCCGTCGGTCG